AGGGTCAGGCGTTGCGAGAGATTATTGGCGCAGCCGCACAGGGAATAGATGCCGTAAAGTATGCCGATGTTATGAGTAAGGCAGCAACCGCCGCAAACATTGAAATGCCGTCACTAGAAGCCGACCCATATGGCGGGCGGTACGCAACCACATCCATCTACGATGTTACGCCAGAAGCAGTAAACATCTCCGACATTGGTGGCAGGCAGGTTCAGTTCGTTGCCCCGGTCACACAGCGTCCGGTCATCAGTCAGTTTGACGAGGGTGCTTATGCCGCCAAGGTCGGTACGGATGTTCTGTCATCCCCGGTAGTAAATGCCGCAGTCCAACGCGCAATTGCTTCTGGGACGCTAGACCAGCAGGATTACAACAAACTTTACACCGACCTGCGAACCGCTAAGTCGATGGACGATATTTATGGTGCGCTGAACAAACCCAGAGCACAGGTCGTTGTGGACGCTTTGTATGGATTCCAAGTAGGGGAAGGTAAGACTCTAGAGCAGGCACAGACCGAGGCTGGTGTACGGACACCGTATGTACAAGAGTTTGGCTACTATCCGTCCAACATAGCCGTGGCAGACGTACTCCAGAAGGCTGGGATTGAGTATCCGTTTGGTCCAGAAGCATTTACCGGCTACGACACGATGATGACTCAGGAGAACGTGGTAACCCCGCAAAACCTGAGACAGAATGTCGCCAACCTGATTAACACGATCTACGGTCAAGCAAACTTTGTGCCAACCGAGATCACCCCGGGGTACTACTCTGAGCGCGGGTTTGAACCCACGTTTACACCGCTTGGTACGGCTCCGACCTTCCGGTCAGGGGTCGCAGGCTATATCCCGCCTAGCGAGGTTCCTAGAGGCTTTGAGTTTGGCACTACCCCGGCTATGGTCCCCAACCCGCAGCTCACCCCGGCAGCGACATTTGTCCCCGGCCCGTTTGACCTCAATCAACTTAGCCAAACGCCTACCGATTACACGCAAAACCCGGTCATTGGTTATACAGCCAACGGACAACCAATCTACGCGCCAGCAGTAGCAAGTGATATTGGAACCGGAGGCTAATTGGACAAAGCAGCACGAGCGCAGAACTTACTGACCGACGAGTTTTTTACTGATGTTGTAAAAATACAACGAGAGTTGTATATTCGCAACATCTTAGACAGTAGTCCCGAACAAGGTGATGTCCGTGAATCGGCATACATCAAGATCCGGGCGCTGGATGAGTTCATCGCCACCCTTGAGTCAATGGCTAAACAGCCGGAGATAGAAAAGAAGCGATTCAAGATTTTTTGACAACTTAGGAGTCACAGATGGAAGACAGCAACCCGCAAGGGACTGGCAAAACCGTAGACCAAGCAGCCGCAAGCATCTTCGGTATGCTCGAACCACAACAGCCAGAAGGCCAAGTTGAGGAACAAGCGCAAGAGGAAGAACTCGAGGAGTACGTCGAGGATTCCGAACCCGAGGAAGTAGAGGCATCCGAGGAAACGCAGGAAGAAGAAGAGCCACCCCGCTACCGTGTCAAGGTTGACAACGAGGAAGTGGAGGTCACGCTCGATGAACTTCTGAAGGGTTATTCTCGCACTTCGGACTACACCAAAAAGACGCAGACTCTTGCCGAACAGCGTAAGGCCGTGGAAGCCGACCGCCAACGGATAGAAGAAGCCGCCAAAGTTCGTGACCAGTACGCCCAAAGGCTTGCAATTGTGGAGCAGATGCTCACACAGCAGCCGGAGGAAAATCTCTCGGAACTGAAAGAAACCGACCCAATTGCCTACGCGGTAAAGGTCGCGGAGAAAGCAGAACGAGACAAACAGCTTGCCGCTATTCGCCAAGAACGGATGACGATTGCAGCACGACAGCAAGCGGAGCACCAAGATCGCCTACGCGCACATCTTTCCTCGGAAGCCGATAAATTAAAGTCGGCCATTCCTGAGATGGCAGATGAAGCAAAGGGTGAGGTGATCCGTAAGGAAATCAAGGACTTTGCCAAATCCATAGGGTTCTCAGAACAAGAACTCGCGCAAGTCTACGATCACCGCGCTGTGCTGACGTTATATGAGGCGATGCAATGGCGCAAGTTGCAGGAAGGGAAAATCAAGACCGCCAAAAAGGTCACAGAGGCTCCCAAAATGCTCAAGCCGGGCACGACTGGTAAACAGACGACGGCAGAGCAAGATGCAATGAAAAAGATGCGTGCCAAACTCGCCAAGACAGGCGATAAACGGGACGCTGCCCGATTATTTGAAAAATTTATCTAGGAGTTATTAAATGACTGTTCCCTCAAATACCTACCTGCGCTACACCTCGATTGGTGTGCGTGAGGACCTGTCTGACGTCATCTATGACATCAGCCCCACCGACACCCCAATCATGTCGTCTATCGGCAAGTCCAAGGCTACGAACACCCTGCACGAGTGGCAGACGGATTCGCTGGCTGCTGCCACGACCAACAACGCCCTGATCGAAGGTGATGATGCAACCGCTGCTTCGCTCTCCCCGACCGTTCGTCTAACAAACTTTACACAAATTGTCGGTAAAACTGTCCAGATCTCTGGAACGCTCGAGGCAGTTGATAAAGCTGGCCGTAAGTCTGAGAAAGCTTATCAGTTGGCTAAGGCTTCGTCTGAGATCAAGCGCGACATCGAGACCATCCTGACCGCTAACCAAGCCAAGACCAACGGTACTGCTACTTCTGGCGCTCGTAAGATGGGTTCGTTGCTGTCATGGATCACGACCAACGTCAGCAAAGGTTCGGCTGGTACGAATCCCACAGGCGATGGTTCGGATGTCCGTTCCGACACCACAACCCGCACGTTCCTCGAGTCCATGCTTCAAAGCGTTGCCCAGCAGATCTTCTCACAGGGTGGCACTCCGAAACTGCTCGTGGTTCCCCCGGGTCTGAAGGCTACGGTTTCTGGCTTTACTGGTGTCGCAGCACAGCGTTATGTGACCGGCGCAGAACCGACCACTATCGTTGCCGCAGCAGGTGCTTACCTGTCGGACTTCGGTCTCATCAGCATCGTGCCGGATCGCTTCATGCGCTCCACCGACGCTTTGGTGCTTGATCCCGAGTACGCCGCGCTTGCCTATCTGCGTCCATTTCAAACAAATGACCTCGCAAAAACAGGCGATAGCGAACGAACTCAACTGCTTGCCGAGCTTACCCTTGAGATGCGCCAAGAGAAATCGCATGGCGGTATCTTTGATATTAAAGCAGCCTAAACTGTTGTAGAATCGGGGGCGGGTAAAACCGCTCCCGTTTTGGAGATTAAGTGCTAAAACTCGGAACTGAGGTGGTCAACGGAGAAGTCCGAACCACTTACGCAGACAACGAAGGTAATCTGATTACCAAAGCGGAGTCCAACCTAACTCCGATCATTGAAGCAAACAAGGCTTCTTATAATTCCACAGACGAGAGAGCAAGGTGGGGCAACGGCCAGATGGTCGCTGACATCCCGTTTCCCGTCATAGAGGATCTAAACCGACAAGGCATCTTGCGAGGCTTTGTGGTGCTAGACCAAAAGAGAATGAAGGCTTGGCTAAACAATCCCGATAATCGGTTCTTCCGAACCCGACCGGGCAGAGTTTGAGGAGAGAAGATGAGGAAAGATTACAAGGTCGCCATTTGTATTCCCACGCGTGGCGAGATGGAAGTAGGCACAGCGTTTGATCTAGCCCTGATGTGTGGCTACGACTCACGGTTCAGAAGCAAGGGCAAGCAAGCCCTGTACACCGTGGCAGGAACCCTGATATTTGATCAGCGCGAGAAGTTAGCAGAGTCAGCCCTGAAAGAGGGTGCAGATTATATCCTTTGGGTAGATGCAGATATGCGGTTCCCAAAGAATACGATTGAGTACCTGATCTCTAAAGACAAAGACATTGTTGGTGCCAACGCTACAACGCGAGTCCCACCGATCCATGGAACCGCAAAGAACGCTTGGATCAACAAGGAAGAAAAGACGATCAACTGGCAGAAGATCAACTCCAAGGACAAAAAAGGTCTGGAGCGTGTAACTGCCATCGGCTGTGGTGTGATGATGGTAAAGGCTGAAGTTTTTAAGAAAACACCCCGCCCGTGGTTTTGGTTTGAGCAACTTCCCGGCGAGAAATTACTCGGCGAGGATGTGTACTTTTGCGTGAAAGCGCACGATGCAGGATTTGAGACATGGGTAGACCACGAGTTTTCTAACTCCGTGGGCCATGTCGGTTCATACACTTTTGGATGGCACGAAGTAGCCAGTAAGGAAAACGATGGCTCTGACGAGTTACAGTTCACTAAAGACGGCAGTTGCGAACTATCTTGGGCGCAGCGACCTGACCAGCCAGATACCTGATTTCATCACGCTGGCAGAACTCCGTCTGTCGCGGGAGATCCGCACCCGGAAGCTGCTAAAGTCTGTCACCACAAGTACCGTCGCAGGGGACTCTACCGTAGAGATCCCCTCTGATTTTTTAGAGATGCGGGATATGTATTTGTCGGGAAACCCACGGATCTCGCTGACCTACAACTCACCGTCAGCATTTACCCGCAACGCAGACGCAGAGACATCGGGTAAGCCTGCGTTTTACACCATGCTGGGTCAGGAGTTTGAGTTTGCTCCCATCCCAGATAAGGTCTACACGGTCGAGCTTCTGTACTACTTTAAGCCAACCGCAATGTCCGATAGCGTGGCAAGCAACGAGTTTTTGGCTAACTATCCCGATGCCCTGCTATACGCCGCACTAGCGGAAGCAGAGCCGTACCTGATGAACGATGCTCGGGTCCAAGTCTGGGCGCAGTTATATGACCGCGCTGTCAGCAATATCAATACCTCTGACCAGAACTCAGAGTTTGCCGGTGTTCCTTTAACCATGTCCGTCACTTCGAGGTAACTATGTCCGAAATGTCCAACTATCTGGAAAATGGCCTGCTTAACGCCGTTCTCCGCAATACTTCTTACACCTCACCGGCCACAGTCTATGTTGGTCTTTACACCACCGATCCGGGCGAGGGAAACACGGGAACAGAATGTACGGGTAGCGGCTATGCCCGCAAGTCTGCAACCTTTGGCTCGCCTTCTAATGGTGTCTGCACGAACTCGGCTTCTGTGGAGTTTGACCAAGCAACCGGCTCGTGGGGAACGATCTCTCACGTTGGGTTGCTAGACGCAATTACATCTGGAAACCTGTTGTTTTATACAGACATCACGACATCCAAAACCATTGAGTCTGGCGACATCTTCAAGATTGCTTCCGGCTCTCTTAGCGTCACCCTTGCCTAATGCTCACCCTAGAGGAGCTCGATCAACTCGGCACGTTAGATTCGATGCCGCAGTATCCTCTGGACGCAACATGGTATGTGGATAAGGTCTGTGGTCCTTGGACGCTTGAGGATCTAGACTTCTTTGGTAACTTAGACACCATCCAGTTTGCAATGGATAGCGAGGTCTGGGGAACCGCCTGTATATTTTTTGACAGCCCTGCAAGCATCACCGCATCGGCAACAGTAACCGCCTCTGGGTTTAGGCAGCGTTCCGCAGAGGCTTTAATTACCGCTAGTGGAACTATGGCTGGCGAAGGGTTTGCCATCCGTAACGGAGAGGCCCTAATCGCCGCCACGGGAAGCATGGCCGCATCTGCGATAAAGACCACATTCGGTCAGGCAAGCATGACTGCCGCCGGGTCAATGTCGGCGGCTGCAAACTATACAGTTGGTGGGCAGGCCATCATCACGGCATCCGGGGCCATGAGCGCTTCGGCAGAAGTTATTGCTGGGGCTGATATACAGATTATCGCCACCGGGTCTATGTCTGCGGCAATTCAGCGTGTACGCACCGCAGAGGGGCTGATTTCTGCCTCTGGTAGCCTTTCTGGCGAGGGCATAAGGGTAAGGACTGCAACTGCCCCAATGGCGGCTTCTGGGGCGTTTTCTGCAAGCGCAAACTTTACCGCCTCTGGCGTGGCAAACATCCTTGCCTCGGGGACCATGACGGTTACCGGAAACGCCACCTTTGCCGCAAGCGCACAAGTTTCTGCCGCTGGATCTATGACCGTGATGGGCAAGATCCTTGGCGAAGATTGGCAAAACGTAGGGGTAAGTACCGATACTTGGACATCCACGACAGTAGGGGTAAACACTTGGACCTCGGTGAGTGTCGGGACAAACTCGTGGACACCTGTAAGCGCAGGGTCTAACAACTGGACAACGAATACGGCTGGAAACAACACATGGCTCGCATAGATTTTGGAGAATGGCTACCTGACCAGCCCGGACTTACGGGGGTGGTGAAAGAAGCCCTAAATGTAGTCCCGCAGGCAGTTGGATACGGCCCGCTTAGAACACCCGTAGACTATTCTTTAGCAGCGTCCGAGGACATAAACAATGTCATTGCTGGTAGAAACCCTGCAAGCGGAGCAACAGAGGTATTTGCTGGTGGCTCAACAAAACTATTCAAACTAGACTCTGGAGACCTGTCTCTGGACAACGTATCCAAGTCTGGAAATTACACAACCCCGTCTGAGCAGAAGTGGAGATTTACGCAGTTTGGCGATGTTCTTATCGCGGCTAACGGTGATGAGATCCTGCAATACTGGCAACTTGGTACTTCTACCCTCTGGGCAGACTTAGACGCCGCAGCTCCTACTGCCCGCTATCTGACGGTGGTCCGAGACTTTGTGGTGACCGGGTACACGAGCTCAACAGAGTCCCAGAAGGTCCAATGGTCGGGGATCAATGACGAGACCGCATGGACAACTACCGCAACAAATCAGGCCGACTACCAGATCATCCCTGACGGTGGTGCGGTGCAAGGTATCACGGGTGGTGAGTTTGGTCTTGTTCTGATGGAAAAATCTATCTACCGGATGTCCTATGTGGGAACCCCGGCAATCTTCCAGTTTGACAACATCTCCCGTAATCTGGGGTGTTTTGAGGCTAACTCCATCGTCCAGTATCAGGGGATTACCTACTTCCTCGGGGATGACGGTTTTTACGCCTGTAACGGCACGCAAGTCATTGGGATTGGCGCGGAGAAGATTGATCGGTTCTTCTTCTCGGACTTGGACGAAGCATATTCTTACAAGATGTCGGCAACGGTTGATCCGATCAAAAACCTGATCGTCTGGGCATACCCGTCCTCTGGAAGCAACGGAAACGTAGACAGTCTCCTAATACACAACTTTGAGACAAAGCGCTGGTCTCGTGGCGAGACAACCATAGGCTTTGTGGCGCAATCCGCTACACCCGCTTACACGCTAGAGGCTTTGGATGTGTTTGGTACGGTGGACACCATCTCTACGAGCTTTGACTCCCGTATCTGGACGGGTGGTAAGTCGCAGTTTGTTGGCGGTAGTGGGGCCAAGATCGTGACATTCTCAGGATCACCGCTAACCGCAACCATACAAACCGGAGACCTAGAGACACAAGGTCAGGTAAGCACGATCAACATGACCCGTCCATTGGTAGACGGTGGCGCAGGACAGGTTGCAGTTGCCACGAGAAATAGACTTGTGGATTCTATAACCTTTGGAAGTTATACTGCCGCAGATAGCGAAGGTCGTGCCGCATTTAAGTCAACCGGCCGCTACCATCGTTTATCTGTCCAGCCCACGGGGTCGTGGACAACCGCTATTGGTATTGACTTTGACCTAGTGCCAGCAGGTAGACGATGACATTTCGCGTATTGCCATATCAGGGTGGATCGCCTCGTGAGATTTCCGAGGTGGTCAACAACATTATGAATGGCAAGACCAACAACACGGGGTCGGTCACAATTGCTACGGGTAGCGCGACGACTACCACGATTACCGATGCGCGGATTGGCTACGGCTCCAAAGTAATTTTATTGCCGACCTCGCAGACAGCAGCAAGCCAAGAGTTTCCTTACGGTTCGTTTAGCAGCACGCAAGACCAGACGGCTGCTAGCACGACGATTGCGTATGCGATGACGTATGACACCACGGACTTTTCAGATGGCGTGACGTTATCCAACAACTCACGGCTGGTGGCTGGGTTTTCTGGAATTTATAACTTGCAGTTTAGCGCACAGTTAAACAACGTCAACGTACAGATTCAAGATGCAAGCATTTGGTTTCGCAAAAACGGCACAGACATTGCAAATAGCAACAGCGACTTTTCGGTTCCTAACAGTCACGGCGGTGCAGACGGACGGTTGATTGCGGCGTTGAACATATATGTAGACTTACAAAAAGACCAGTATGTAGAGATTATGTGGTCGGCTACAAGTACAGACGTAAGTCTGCAACATTTACCAACCAGAACCAGTCCGACACGTCCAGCAACACCATCCGTAATTGCTACCATGCACTACCTGTCAACCAACGGATACACCAGCAACGTCTACTTTGATCCCTACGTTTCTGCTACAGAAAACGGTAGCGCAACCGTATCTCATGCTCCGAATACTATTGCTGGCAAGACGTTTGACTATGTGATCGTTGGATGATCGAGATACGCAACATTCCACCTGCTGAACTGAAACAATGGTGGGGTTTTGTAAAACCCGGGCTAGAAATCATTTTGCGTAAGTCTCCAGAAGACTGGATTCCCGAGGATGTTTACGCACAATGTTTTTGTGGCAATTCCCTGCTGTGGATATTTGTAGAAGAAAACAGACCACTAGCATTTACGATCCTTGTGGTCCGGTCAGGATCTGTGCATATGTGGTGTCTGTGGTCAGCAGTAAACGGAAGATTGGAAGAAGGTTCCGAGGTGTTTTGGAAAGCACTCAAGGAAGCCAACATAAACAAGGTAACTTTTGAGTCCTACCGCAAGGGGTGGGACAAGATTGCTCGTCAGTATGGATTTTCGCCCAGAACTTGGGTCAAGGAGATATAAATGGGTGGTAGCGGCGGCGGTGGTGGTGGAACCACAGTATCACGGACGGAACTAGATCCAACCATGCGCCCGTATGTCCAATATGGACTATCGGAGGCGCAACGTCTGTATGCACAACCGGGGATGATGCAGTATTACCCCGGGCAGACTTATATTGGCCCTTCCGAACAAACACAGGCGGCACTTACTGCTGCCCAACAGCGTGCCATGACCGGAAACCCTCTTGTTCCTGCCGCACAACAGCAGCTACAACAGACAATCCAAGGGCAATATCTTGGTGGCAATCCGTTCTTCCAAGGCGCATTTGCTCCCGCAGCGCAGGCCGCAGAGCGTCAGTATCAGGGGTCGGTAAATCAAGCCCTGTCTAACTTCTCTCGCGCAGGCCGTTACGGTTCTGGCGCAATGCAGGGCGCACTTAACATGGCTGGTGGTGAGTTTGCCCGAGCACTTACCGGAACCGCTGGTCAACTAGCGTATGCAAACTATGCTGACGAGCGCGCCCGACAGATGGCCGCAATACAAGCCGCACCGCAGATGGCTACCGCTGATTACGGCGATATAAACCGACTGCTGCAACTTGGTCAGATGTCCGAGGCTTATCAAGAAGCCGCCCTCGCAGACGCGATTAACCGCTATAACTTCGAGCAACAGGCTCCGTACTCCAGACTCCAGTCGTTCCTGTCTGCCGCTTACGGTGCTCCCACAGGTGTTCAGCAAACAACCCCCGTGTATCGCAACCAACTTGGTCAGGCAGTAGGTGGAGCCTTGGCAGGAGCAGGTTTAGGGCAGATGGTGGGATTTAGCCCAGCCGCAGGTGCTATCGGTGGCGGGTTACTGGGAGCAGTAGCATGAGTGGCGTTGAGCCGTTACTGGCCGCAGAAGCGGCAGCGGCGGCGGGTTCAGCGGCAACCACCACAGCGGCAGCGGCGGCAGCGGCAGAGGCAGCAACAGCCGCATACGCAACCGCAGTTCCGGGTCTGTCAGCGATTGGCCCGGGATCACAGGCGGCTATGCTTGCGGCACAGACTGGTCCGTTTGGTGCTGGTGGTCTAGCCTCTACCGCAGCGGCGGCGGCAATGCCCGGAACACTTGCGGCAACCATGTGGAATCCTGTCAGCTCATTGCTAAACACCGGATCTGCGTCCCCAATGACCGCAATGCGCGGAATGGGAACTGCTATGCAAGCATTATCCCCAACCGGAGGTAACGTTTCTGCCTACGCACCACCTGCAATGAAACAGGGTCGCCAAGTCAATCTGTCAGACCCAATACTAAGTTTGCTGGCATCTGCACAACCACAGCGCAGAAAACAACCCTTATCGCTACTCTAGGATACAAAAATGGACGAAACATTAGGTTACCCACCGGGACTGCTCACAATGCTTGGGATTGATCCCGAGAGACTGCGCCGCCAACAACAGACAGGTGGATTATTGAGCGCAGGATTGCAGGCCCTTGCAGCTTCTGGACCGTCGCGTATGCCTACAAGCGCAGGCCAGATCATTGGTCAGGCAGGGATGGCTGGGTTGCAGGGCTACCAACAGGCAGGTGAGAGTGCGATTGATCGTGCGATCAAGGGATTGCAGGTTGCCGATGTTGTGAGAAAACAACAAGAGGCACAGAACATTCGAGCACTTGCCCCACAACTTTACAGAACAGAACAAGCACCATTACCGCCGACAGACGAACCCGGTGGTTATATCCCCGGCGCAATCCAGCCACAAACCCGTCAGGTGCTAAATAGAAATGTAATGAATAAACTTATGTCGACGCCGGGCGGTCCAGAATACTTAGCCACAATAGCAAGAACACAGGATTTGTTTGCTCCAAAACCACAGGTGGTTGCTCCCGGTTCTGTTGGTTATGTTTACAATCCAGAAACAATGTCTTACGACGTAGCGTTTCAGGGAGCTCCAAAAGATATGTTAACTGGCGACGCATTAAATGTTGCGCGTCTCCAAAAACTTCCGGCTGACCCAGCACAATGGACACAAGAACAAACAAATAGATTTAATCGCGCCTATGCTGAATTAAAAAATATCCAAGCACAAGACCCAACTAGAATGTTGTTGGCTAGGGATGAAATTAGAGGCAAATGGTTAAAAGAAATTGAACCAGAGGGGCAAGTTGCACAAAGGTTTAAAACTCTTTCTGCAAGTGTTGCAAATCCAACTCCGGTTGGTGATACGGCAATTATTTATTCGTTTGCAAAAATTCTCAATCCCGGTGAAGCAATTATGGAAGGCGATATTCGCAACATTCTTGCAAATCGTTCTGTTCCGGACAAAATTAAACAAGCTGCAACCCGTGTTATTAACGGACAAAATCTTACAGAAGATGAACGCATAGAAATTCAAACAATAGCGTACAGAATTGCTAGAGATCGAAAAACAGAAACAGACAAATCTTACAGCAATAGAGTTGAAACACTTACAAAACTTGGAGAAACGGCCCCGGGTGCTGCAATTAGTAATCCATATGAAAATTTGCAAAAACCGCCAACTATTTCTGTTCAGTTTAAAGGAAGAAAAACTCGCGCACGACTGTCCCCAAAAGACGGCAAGTATTATGTTCAGGCTGGTAACGAATTTTATGAGGTATCAGAATGACCGAAAAATTTAAAAAAGTAGACTTTAATCCGTTTGAGGGTCTTGCTCCAGAACAACCGCAAACCGTTTCTCCAGATGCTTCCGGTCTTGGAATATCCATGCTTCCAACACCAACAGCAGAAACCAAAGAACTGTCACAGGCTGGGCTAAACATTGCTAATTCGCTTAAAGCGTTTAGCGCATATATGACAACAACAGATCCAAAAGCGTTACAAGATATTGTTGTTAAAAACATTGAAGGTGCTCAACCCGGATTTGATAAAGACGGAAATCCATACGTTGTCATTGAAAACAAACCTTTTTACCTCAATCGACCCGGATTATCTGGGGCAGATGCAGTAGGGTTTATTGGCGACTTAGTTCAATATGCGCCAGTTGCAAAACTGTCATCAATGTTTAAGGGTGGTTTAAATCGAGTTCTAACCGCTATGGGTGGCTCTGGAGCGGTTAGTTCTGGCAAAGAGCTTGGCGCTCAAATGCTTGGATCTGAACAAGAGTTTGACGTTAAAAAAGTAGGTTTGGATGTGGTGTTTGGTGGGGCTGGGCAAAAATTAGGCGACACACTTACATCATTTATTCAGTCTCGCCGTCAAGTATTTGATGATGCTGGTAACTACACCCCCGGTTTTCAAGAGGCGTTGAAATCTGCTGGAATTAACATCAATGAATTTGGTGATGCTGGACGTAAAGTATTACAAAATGCGTATCAGCAACTTGGGCGTGGGTTTGCTAGAGAAGCACAACAAGCAACAGGTGCTGCAAGAACAGCAGAAGCAGATGTGTTTGGTATCCCGCTTACCCGTGGTCAAGCAACTGGAGATGTGCGTCAGATTGCCTTGGAAGAAGCAATGCGCCAAGGTGGTCGAGGTGGTTTTGCTCAAAAACGTATGAGTGCTTTTGATATTGCACAACAAGAAAAAATTAAACAAGGAATTAACGAAAAACTGGGACAGTCATTTGCTCCGAGAGTTGGTTTGTTTAGCGAACAACAAGGGGCTGGAGGCGGCTTATACGAAATGATTCGTAGCAAAGCTGGGTCTATGAAAAAAGAAGCATCAGACGTTTATGACAAAATAAACCCGCAAAATGTTCGTGTCCGTTCTGAAACACTTGGAAACATTGAAAATCGAGTTTATAACGGATTGCAACAGGCAGACGTTATTGTTTCTCCTACTTTGACTCCAAAAACTACTGAGATTATTACACAGTTAAGAGCTATTGCCCCAGAAACCGAAGGCGCAAAACTTACTGAAGTAACTCTTAAACAAATTGAAAAAAAACGAAGAGAAATTTCCAATATTGCTAGAGATGCAGTAGGAACTGATGCAACTGCCGCACGTCGCGTAATAAATGAATTTGATGATTGGTTAGATGACGCAATTAACACAGGTCTTGCAAAAGGTGATCCAGCAGACTTAGAAACATTAAAACGTGCTAGGTCACTCTACCGAAATTATGCTCAGACATTTAAAACTGGTAAGCAAAGCGCAGCAGATGCTGACGCACAAAACGCAATTGTAAAAATTGTTCAAAAAGATCTAACACCAACCGATACAATGAATGTCATATTTGGTTCGTCTAAACTTGGAGACAACCAAACAGCAGCTCGTATTGCTTCTAAATTAAAAGGTATATTTGGAGAAGGATCAGAAGAATTTGAGCGTATTCGCGCAGCAGCATTTAGTCGTTTATTTCAAGAATCAACCGGCGAAATAAAACAAGCATCAAAAATTGTTCGTGAAATTGATGAACTAACAATGGGCAAAGGATCAGCGGTTGCCAAAGAGCTGTTTACTAAAGACCAAATTAAGCAACTTAGGGATTTTAGATCGTCGGTTGCTCGTACAGTAGTTCCGGCAGAAGCTCGCAACCCATCCAAAACAGGATACGAAATGGCTCGGTTGTTTGAAGATGTTGGTCGTGTAGGTGGTGTTTACAATATGTTTCAAGGTCTTGTTGGTGGCGACGCTGCTCTTGCTGCAATGGGTGGTGCTAGTGCCGCCGGTGCTCGCCAAGTTAGACCCGCAATTCAATCTGTTCAAACAACAACACCGCTTGCGCTTCCGCGCACAGGTATGGGTTTTACTTTGCCATTAAGCGTAGGTTTCGGAGGGTTGCTAACTCCAGAAGAAGAATTACAACGACGATAAAACCAAACGCGCAAATAGAACCAACAAATCCAAAATACTTATAAGACAACCGCCCAATAGTTATACAAAGTGGTATGCAAATATAAGTAAGTAGATTTAACATCACGACATTCTAACGGAGTAACAAATGCCCAAAGTAAAGATTAGCGACTACTCGCAAACCGCAGCCAGTAACACCGATATAAATAGCATTAACCTTGCAGAAGGTATGCTGCCGTCGGATGTGAATAACGCCATCCGCGAGCTTATGAAGCAGCTCAAGGACTTCCAAGTTGGCTCACAGGGCGACCCACAAACGGTTGGCGGTAATTTTGTAGTCAGCGGAACATCTAACCTAATCGGAACCGCGACCATTGACGGACTGATATTCCCAACCGCCGACGGTACTAACGGGCAGTTTATCAAGACCAACGGCTCTGGAACGCTGTCCTTTGCTACGGGAGCAACCGGAGATGTAACCACCACCGGAACTCAGACCCTGACCAACAAAACTCTGACTGACCCGGCAATCATTGGTGCAATTGCTGAAGATGTCTACACCATCTCTGACGGTGCAGCATTTGAGATCGATCCTAGCAACGGTACTATCCAACTCATCACATTGGGTGCAAGCCGTACTCCCAAGGCTACGAACTTTGCTGCTGGCGAGTCTGTAACGCTGATGGTGGACGATGGTACTGCTTATACGCTAACGTGGACAGATTCAACCTTTGGTGGCTCTGGAGTGGTGTGGAAGACTAACGGCGGTGTTGCACCTACGCTTAACACCTCTGGCTATACAGTAATCACCCTGTGGAAAGTATCTACACAGGTCTATGGCGCTCGTGTTGGTGACGCGTAAGTGGGACGCTTTAGAGATCTAAGCGGTGAGCGGTTCGGTAGGCTTTTAGTCTTACAAAAGAACGGCTATAACAAACACCACCAGTTATATTGGCTGTGCGAGTGTGACTGTGGAAACCGCAAGAACGTGCTTGGTTGTGTTTTAAGTCGTGGTGACACAAATTCTTGCGGGTGTTTAGCCAAAGAAAGTATTGCAAAAGTAAACTACCGTCATGGAATGACAAAAACGCCAATTTACGGATTGTGGCACTCAATGATACAGCGTTGCTATGACAAAAACTGTAATGTTTATTATAGGTATGGCGGTCGTGGAATCAATGTTTGTAATAAATGGCAAACATTTGAAGGATTTTACGAAGATATGGGTGACAAGCCAAAAGGCAAGTCATTAGAGCGATTAGATAATGATGGTGATTACTGCCCTGAGAATGTGGTTTGGGCAGATGCAAAAGCGCAGGCCAACAATAGGCGCAGTAATGTAATTTTAGAACACAACGGAAAGAAACAAACTATGCAGCAATGGTGCGATGAACTAGACCTTAAAATTGGCACAGTATGGGCCAGACTTAACGTATATGGGTATAGCGTAGCCAAAGCACTTACACCGGGATGGAGGGCTAGAAATGCTTAATAAAAAGGCTCTGAGTGCTACGGCAGGAGCACCTAAAGTTTTCGTGGAAGACATTTTTTCGTGCTTCTTATACACAGGCAATAGCTCTACACAGACCATTACCAATGGCATTGACTTGGCTACTAAGGGTGGTTTGGTTTGGAGTAAACGAAGAAGCGGCGCTGAAAGTCATGTATGGTTAGATACTGCGAGAAATAATGGAAGTTCATATCTTGCTTCAGATGACACAGGCGCACAGGCAACCGCAGGCAACTTCATTCAGTCGTTTAACTCAAACGGTTATTCTATTGGGTCGAATAATTTATTCAATAATTCTGGCACAACCAATGTCTCATGGACATTCCGCAAACAGGAAAAGTTCTTTGATGTGGTGACGTATACTGGTAATGGCTCCAACCGCACTATCAGCCATAACCTTGGCTCTGTTCCCGGTTGTATCATCGTCAAGCGCACAGATACCACAGGTGATTGGCAGGTCTATCACAGAGCCAATACTGCCAACCCAGAGACAGATTATCTTGTTCTTAACACCACAGCAGCAACCGCAGACTCAGATACTCGCTGGAACGACACGCTTCCAACTAGCACAGTCTTTAGCCTTGGCACAGACGCAACTGTAAACGCCAATAGTGGAACTTACGTAGCCTACCTATTCGCCCATGACGCAGGTGGCTTTGGTGATGCTGGCTCAGATAATGTGATTAGCTGTGGCTCCTGCCTTGGAAACGCAACAGTAGACCTTGGATGGGAACCGCAGTTTCTGATGGTTAAGGCATCTAGCACCACCGGCAACTGGGAAATCCTTGACAATATGCGTGGCTTTACTGTTGCTGGACAAGTAGATGCACGTTTAAGAGCTAACTTATCAGACGCTGAAGTTTCGTCAGATGTTGCTGCTCCGACCGCCACAGGATTTACTTTGGATTTTTCCGGAGCAACGACTTATGTCTACATCGCCATTCGCCGTGGGCCGATGAAGACTCCTACGACTGGGACGAGTGTGTTTACGCCTTCCACACGCGCTGGAACTGGAGCATCAGTAACAACATCTAATCTGTCTTTTCCCCCAGACGCGGTTTGGTCAAAAGGTCGAGATAATGGTGGAACAA